TAGTTCTTTTTTTGCCATGTGTTCCTCTTATGAAAATATACCTGAAGATTTAGTGTAGCTTGAAAATTCAAAATTACCTGAAGAAGGTAAAGATTGTTCTGTTTTACCATTTTTAAAAAAGTTACTAACATTAACATCACCTTTTAAATCAATGCCAAACATTTTACCATCACCATATTTAATGTCAGCTGCTGCTGCTGCACCAATACCAGTGACTACTGCACCAATTAAACTAGGTGGTTGACCTTGTTGCATAGAGTTAATACGGTTCATAGCTTGTGCATTAAGACCAGCTTTTTCTAGTTCAACTTGTGTAAGGAGGTTCTTAATACTAGCATTATACTTTGAGACCCCTCTAAGTTCTCTGGCTTCTGTTAAAGCTATCTGCTGTTTAACAGTTTTACCAGCAACACCTGCTTCACCAGCTGCTACTTTCTGTCGTTCTTTTGTTTCTAATGCTTTAAGAGCCAAAGCCAGTTTATCTTCTGCTATTACTTCTGACTCTTGTATAGCTCTTTTATTTAATGTTTGAATCTTCAAGTCACGTGCAGCTACTGCAGCAATCCTGTTAGCTTCGTATCTTGCTTGTTGTTGTCTAGCTGCTTTTCTTTGCTCAAGAAAACCTAAAGCTGATTGCCCAATACTGAGCATGGTCATGGGTTCCATTTTATATCCTCACAAATTCTAAAAAGGGTTTACCCCCATAATTATGTTTATTAATAAAAGTAAAGCCTAAAAACTTTAACCATTTTATAGCTACAGTGTACTCTGCATCAACAGAGTTAGTCAAGATACTATACTTTTTATTTAGTTCTTTTGTCAATCTTTTAGTTTCTCTCAAAAAGGTCATCCATATTTTCTCAACAGCAGGTGTAGTAAGTAACCAAACACAGGCAACCATGTCATCCTGTCTAGCTACTCCATATATACCTGCTATCTCATGTGTTTCTTTTACTAGAAATGTCCAACATTCGTCAGACAAATCTAATCCTGTTTGTAAAGCATTCTTTGTACTGCCATGTGATGCTATCACCTCTTCCCTATCTTCAGGTCTAAGATTATTACATAGATAATCTACATCTTCTTGGGTGCTTTGTCTCACATAGGCTTTCATTATAGTCTCCTAGAACGTAATACAAAGAAACCTTCCCATTCAGCTGACTGAAATATACAAGGGAAGTGACTAGAACTTTTTAGTGTTATACTTGTTTCATCACCATGACCTAGTACTCCAAAACGATAAGTACCTGAGTCAATAGCAGCTGTGTTTAAAATGTTAGTAGCAGCACCTACAATACGTCCAGTAAAGTTCCTAACATAAGGAGTACGTTTAGTATGTGTTACTTCTGCTTGAAAGAAACCTGTATTATTATAAACAACTGCATAGTTTCTTATATGTAGTTTACCTGTTGTTATAGATTTATCACCATTTTTAACAACTGGTTCAGAGAATTGGTATTTAAACTCAAAAGGTATACCTGCATATACTACTTCACTATTAGCTAATCTAGCTGCTACATCACTTAGTTGTATTATCTTACCTGTTTCAGCTATGTAAATAACACTAGCATCAGTGTAAGGTATAGTGGTTAACCCACTTGTTTCTAGTTGTACTCTTCTATCTAAGTGTATACTAAAGTTATTAGTAGTATAATTTGTAGCATCATCTACAGATAAGTTTATACGTTCAAGAAATAAGTTATTACTTCTCTTAACTAGTAGGGTTATATCTGCACGATTAAAAGACACTCCTAATATATCTCCAGTAAATGTCCAACGAGACCAAGAGGCTTGTAACTTTTCTCTACCTCTCCAGTAGTATCTATATACATATAGAGCCTGTGGGTCATTATCTGTTTGTACGAGTATCATATCTTCATTAGAAGAAGCTTGTATGTTTATAATTTCACCATCTAAATACTCAGGTACATGTGCTGTAATCTCTGTAGCATCATTAGTATCTGTATCAGTATCTACAAAGTATTCCCATAAGCCAGACCATGCTCCTCTCTTAGAAGCAAAGTAAACAAACCTACCTGCTTGTGCTGGTTTAGCTCTTAGTGAAGCCTCAAACTCTGTAGTGTTAGCTACATTAATAGTCTCAGGTGTAAGTATTGGGTCAGCAGTAACTTTAAACTGTGTTAAATCTGAGAACAATAGTAAAGACTCGTTAAAAGGTACAGCATGTTTAAGTATGCTAACCTTGTTAGAGGACACTGCAACATCAATAGGGTCACTGTCTACTATAGTTAATACTGATTTACGGAAAAAGTCAAAGCTTACAAATTCTCCTGCTCTAGAGAATATAACATTCTCGTCAGCTAGTACACCTAATCTATTACGGTGAAAGAATATATCATTTAATTTGAAATCTACAAAGGAAGGGAAGGAGTTTGTGTTATCATCTCCTACAGTTCTTGGTTCATATGTAACAGGGTCAAACTGAAAGTTACCATTGGCTAACTTACTTAGCTTGTGTGGCATTGTACTAGCATTTAACTCTGTTAGAATGTTAGGCTCTAGTGTTTCTTTCCACACTTCTTCATCTGTAAATTCAACATAGTAATCATCTTGAGCTTTTTGATTATCACCTGATACTTTAATAACATAACCTACTGGTGCTTCTACAGGTAACTTTTTAAAGTCAGCTGTCTCATCTTTAAATACAAGTAGATGGTCTCCACCATGAGAGTCTCCTACTTCTACTTGGAAGTCTGTGCTATCAGTAGATTGAATATGTAAGACGTTACCATAACGTGTAACTGTTAAACCTGATACAGCACTACCATCAGTAATGTTTTGATAATAGGTTGTACTAACAGCAGTACCAGAAAAAGTATCTAAGTTAGTTGCAATAATATCTGTAGCTGCACCACGTTCTGCATTCTGTGTTTCAGATGTTGAATCTTGTGTTGAAGACTTTGTTGCAAACTCTACAGTACTACTATTTACACCTTTAGTTAAGACAACACGATAAGTTGAGGAGTAATCAGCTTGTTTAACATATACTAAAGCTTCAGGATTACGAGTAGTAGATGTAGCAGTTCCTTTAGCTACAGTTGTATTCTTATTTACTATGAAAGTAGTATCAGCTATTGATACAGCTGCCAGTTCTTTACTAGGAATAGTCAAGCCACTCAAGTAAGAAGCAGCATTGTTAGTTACGGTTTTAGATACACCATCTTTGTCAAACACCCTTATAGTACCTGCAGTATCTACTACCATAGAATAAAATTCATTCTCATCTCTACGAATAGTATGTATAAAAGCTTTATCTAAGTCAGAGATTGTTCCTAAGTCAGCTACATGTGTGCTGCTAGGACGTTTAGATAAACCTGTAACAACGTTAGACAAACCATTCTCTTGTAGTTCTGCTTGAGTACTAAGCCTTAAAGATGGTGGTTGTTGTGATACCCCATTTATAAGATTTGGGATAGATTGACTGATGAGTGCCATTAAAGTGTTCTCCGTCCCTGTCTGTCGATGATAGCATATGTGTCATAATTATCAAAGATATTATTATCTTCTGTTATCTGGTCAAACTCTTTTAACTGTAATAATGCACTCTGCTCATCTCTTAGTTGAAAATCATGTAACGTACCTGAACCTACTACTCTATCTTGGAAAACTCTAGTAGCACGTAGTGTAATATATCTTTTAGCTACCTCAGGTAGGTCATCAAAGTTTAACTGTACTATGACATCTAAGTATACATTAGTACCTATGTTAAACGTGTGGTTCTTCTTGTCATACATTTTTAAACCACGTTGTACTAAGTCAGGACTCTGTGGTGCAAGTGTAGCATCTGCTCTTAATATATTATTAGGTAGAATTATCTCACCATCTGTACTTTGAGCAAAGCTTTTGTTTAATTCTTTGTTGAAGTGCCAACCCATAGATTGTACTTCTCTGTCTATTGTGTTTAATATTGTTTCAGCTATTTCTGCTTCTATTAATCCAGAGTCTAAACTACTTACTGGTGCTTCTCCAATAGCAGATAACATAGTATTGACTGCATCTAGTTGTGTTGTTCCTGCCATTGCATTCTCCTATGCTTTCCATTTAGTTTTATTAGCCCAGTAAGCTGCAGATGTCTCACCCTTTTTAATATTCTTTCTATGTCTATCTTTGAAGGCTTTACGTTGCTTTGGGTTTTGGTTGGTCTTTGCACCCTGTTCCCCAAATCTAATCATCTTAGGTTTATCTCTACTACCTATTAGTACAGCATGAGACTTTGTTGAATGACTTGGAGTACGTTTAGGTATGCGTAAACCACTAAAGGTTTCTCCCCTATACTCTATACTCATTTGTTTTTCTTTTTATATTTATCTAAGGCTGACGGAAATCTACCATTACCTTTATTTATTTTTTGTTGAACATTAGATACTTCTTGTTTATTTAAACTAGAGCCTGTTTTTTGTTTTTCTTGCTTCATCTTCTTTAACATTTGCTCAAGTTGTGCTGTTGAATACTTTGATAAATCATTATTTGGCATAATACACTCCTATAAAATAGAGAGAGGCTCTAGAAACCTCTCCCTGTTATTATAATTAAACTTCAAGTAATCCAATACAAGCAGCAGGACGTAATACGTTATGTCCCATTGCATACTTGGCTACCATTAGTGTACCTTGTCTATTGATTTGGTACTCTGATTCCATGCCTAAGTCTAGTAGCTTAACAGTAGCTACAGCTTCAGGTGTAAAGATAAAGCCTCTCATCTTAGAAGCAATAGCCACCATGTCTGCACCGTCTACAGCAGCAGTTGGTAAGTCATAGTGTGTAGTTCTACCTGAACCAGCAGTGTTAGCTAGTGGAGCATTGTCAGAAGTCTTACCCTCATCAGCATCACCTGTAGTAAAGTTTACATATAGGTTAGATACTTTAGCATGGTTAGACATAATGACAGGCATTCCAGCAATCATAGGAACAGTAGCTCCTGCAAGATTACCATTACCACCAAAGTCTTTATTCATATAAGTTAGCTTTGAACCGTCTGAAACATCTAATAATGCATAGTACTGGTCTGGAGCAAGAGCTACCACAGCACTGCTATGGTCAACGTTCTTGATATCAAACTCTTTCTTTGCATCAAAGATAGCTTTAGCTAGTTTAGCAGGGTCTATAGAATCTGCAGTAGCAGTACCAATAGTTACGTTATCAGTAAAGTCTTCTTCAGCAAAGTCTTTATATCCTTGAACAAGACCTGCTGCTCTAGTTGCATTAGTTGATAATGCAGCTTTGGTTAACATTCTTGCAACGTTTCTATCAGCTTCATTAGCCAATGCAATACCAGCTTCTTTAGAGTAGATGCTTCTTACATCGTAATGATTCATAGCCTCATCAATGTTAGCAATGAACTGACTAGAGATGAGCAAGTCATCAATAGTTACAATTCTCTCACTAGCTCTGATGTTGCCCCCTGTAATCTCATTCCCAGGGGTTAGGTATTCAGCTGATGCTCTACCTGTCATAGGAAATGATGCAGATTTACCCTTACTAATTGTACGAGTTCTCACTTTGTCCATTAGGACTTTCTTTTCTTCAAATGCAGTTAGGACTTCCCCAGCATATAGCTTGAGGAACAGGTCTCTAACGTCACCTGTATTATTAGTTTGACCCTGAAAGCTTACGGTGTAAGCAGGGTTTGAAGCAGCTTGTGCCATTTTTTAATTACCTCTTAGTAGTTAAGTTGAGTTGAAATTACACTCAGCATTTCTACATCCTTTCTCCAAGATTGTCCCTCGCAAGGGGTCAGGGGTAATCGTTTGTCTTTAGCTTAGTGTGTAGGAATGATATCAGTTCCTTTTAAATACACCAAGTTAATCGTGTACTTAAAAGGAAGGGGGAATACTCCCCCAACCTGAACAACAATATTAGAACAGACTTGACCTTGCTAACTTATTAGCTACCTCTTGTCTGTAGGCAGGGTCATTTGCGTATCTAGGGTCTGCCATTGCAGCAGTCATTTGTGCTGTACTTTCAAATTTCCCACCTGAAGCTCCAGAACTATTAGTACCTTGTATAAGGTTTGGTTCTGCTTCAGAACGATAACGTGCAAACATCCCTTGAACAGCAAGCTCAATCATATTTTTATCTTGCGTATTCATTGTTGCGTTAAAGGCATCTATCTCATGTTCAGGTAAGTTTTCAGAAGCCCAGTTTATCATACCAGCATACTGTTCTTCCCCACCTGTTAATGAGAATACACCTTGTTTAGTGGATTCAGCAAGAGCATCTTGTCCTGCTATCCAAGAATCTACCAGAGGTTGAGAGAAACCTGCTTCTTGTAAAGCTTGATAAGCTTCCTCTGATAGTGTACCAGTATCAGCATACTCGTTTTGAAATGCTGAAAAATCTAGACCCTTACTATCTAATAGGTCTGCAACTTCAGATGGACTTTCAGTAGGGGATACGTCTGTTTCCTCTGTAGTTTCTTTAGGCTGACCAAGCTTTGATTCTAAAGATGCGTAAGCTTTAGCCATATCTTCTGGACTTTTAAACTTTTCAGGTAGCCATTCAGGACGTTCATCTACCTCTCCTACTCTTTCTCTGTCAAGCATAGCTTGTTGATGCTCTTCAGACTCTGGAGCTTCTGGTTGAAAAGTATTAATTGAATCTGCCATATATTATTATCCTTCTTCTACAGCAGCCTTTGCTAAATTAGGTGCAGCACCTTGTGCCATACCTGCTACTGTTTGTTGTTCTAACATTGCTTGTTGTTGTTGTTGCATCATCATCTGTTCTTGCATCTTCTGCTGTTCAGATTTAATTAAGCCAGAAGTATCAATTCCTAATGATGCTGCTAGTCTGTCTATATAATCATTTACATTCATCTCACTAGCAATAATCTCTTGACCTAATGGCTGTAGATATTGCAAGAATGTAGCTAATTTGTTTAAGTCTTGTCCACGTCCTAGTGCTTCAATACCTGTAACTACTGTAGGTTTGATGCTATCCTTAGGCATACGTGGCATTTTACCTTGCTTCGTTAATGAATCAAGTAGTAAGTTTATTAAGGGTAACTGAAACTCTTGTGATAGTATAGAGTATACACCACCTAAAGAAGTCTCTAGTTCTTGTGCCATAAAACGTATCTCTTCTGCTGTAACACGTTCTGCTTGTCTTTGTACACTAGTGTTTAACAAGAAGGCTGCACTTAATCTATCGTTAATCATCCTCATAGTTTCTAATGCTACACGAAAGTCACTAGCTTTTTGTACTTGTAATGTTGAAACATCATTAACATCACCTGCTATGAAAGCACCATTAGGAGCTTTAGCTAGACTACTAGACTTTGTTGTACCATTAGGACGTACAAGAAATAATACCTTAGAAGAAGCAGCTGAACCTTGTACGATAGACTGAGTTAAAGCTTCTAAACTACGTAGGTCACCTAAGTATTCTTCTATAAAACCTCTACCATAATCCTCACCATCAATACGTATGAACCGTAATGGTATATAAGGGTTTTGGTCTTTCTTAAACATGCCTCGTGAGTTAGGTACTTCTATACCTGCTACCTCTTGGTATACTTCCCACCCTTTATCAACTAGACATACCTTAGTATACAAGTCATAGTTCTTTACAGGTGAGTCTGACTCAGGTAATAATACCTTTACTGACTCAGGTAAGTTTAAGACATTAAGACTTTCCTTAGTAATAACCTCAAGTAGGTTACCCATTGTATCACGTTTAGTAACATAACGGTCAGGTCTGTACACCTTCATACCACCTTCTTTAGGCATGTACACTAGTGAGTTACCTGTTACTATAAGGAGTTTAAGGGCTTCAAAAGCTGGTACTCTAATAGCTTTAGACTCTATTTCTGCCATAGCTGCACGTTCAATACGTGCTAGTCCTTCTTCAACTTGACCTCTGTTGTCACCAGCTATAGCTTGTAAATCAAAGTCATCAATAGTTAAACGAAAGAAAGGACTGTTAGGTGGTAATAAAGCAAGTAGTAATTTAGATGCTAAGTTATTTACACCTCTTGCTCCAATACCTTGATAAGGTGTAGGATATATAGATGAACTACTATGTCCTTCCTCTGGTAAAAGAGTAGGTATAGTTAGTTTAGCAGCTTCACG